CGATCAAAGTATTCGTCCATACCAATGCTATTCCTATTTATACGGTCTAGCAGCTGATCTAAATTGGCAGCATTATACTTCATTAAGTTAGTCATTTGTAGCTCTCCTAAAAAGCGAGATTGCGTTGTGTGGACCCCGAAGGCATCCATAAGTATATATTAGCATAAGACATAAAAAAGAGGGTAGTGAAACCCTCACTTTTTTATTCGGTTTCCTCTGTCCTTTTCTTCTTAGAACCAATATTATACTTGGTCTCAAGAATCCAGTCTTGTTTATCTTTATATGCAAGAACCTTAATCTGATTGAGTGGTGCAATATCACTAATCTTACTTACATCAACAATACCAATAAGACCCCAATCAGCAAGAAGTTGGGCAATACGGTTGCGACGTTGGACATCATTGACTGTCAGATTTGCGTGCTTTCCATCTAAAGCAAACAGTTCCTTAAAATGTACAAGAAAATATCTACCTTGTTTATGCAGAATATGACAGGACTGATAAATTTTTTTCTCTTTCCTTGATGCGACCCCAATACGAGTCAAAGTTTCACGAACTTTTAAAAAGTCATCTGGTTCCCCAAGAACCACTTCAACCATTTGTTCCGGCGTCCACCTCACTTCTGGTTCTCTAACAACACTCATTTTTTTCCTCCAGTATCAAATTTCGATTTAATAAAATTAAGTTGTTCCTTTGTTAGAATTTTCAAAGCTTGCTTTGCCTTCTCATTACTATAACCATAATAACTTTTGACATAATCAAGATCTTTGATTTTATCTTGACGGATCCAGGGAGAAAATCTCTTCTTTTTCCTCACAATATTTATAAGAAAGTCATATTGCATCTTTTTTGAAAGAAAATGATACTGATTCAGTTCGTTCGCAAACATCAGGGTATCGATGTGTCCAGAGAAACAACGGTTCACAATATACGGAGGATATTCCTTCTCAAGTGAAGGATCTTCATCAATCAGATTCTTCTTCGTTTGATTGATAGAATTGAGCCAATCTTTTAGTTCAGTCATAAATCAAAAAGAATTTGAGTCAGGATATTGTTTTCTTGACTTTCGATTGGATAGTTAGTTACAAGAAGTTCAGTCTTCACATTCTCATCAGTCCCCTTCTCACCACGATGTGCCATAGAATAACGAAGTTTCCATTCACGAAGATAGTAATCTTTATAAAGTTCCAATAACCTATCATTCACATTGTAGGTAATCATGAACTTGTGTGGACACTTATAAACGTCGTCAGCAAATTTATCGTGGTCAAAGAACTTATGCATCTCACGATCTTTCCCATAAAGAAAGTCTTTGATATCATAAGGAGGATCGAGAAATACAAATACATCATCACCAGGAGCATTCATGACTTCTGAGTAATCAATATTTGTAATCTTCCACTTATGTATCAACTGAGAATACTGCTTAAGTTTTTGAATACCAATAAAAGAAAAGTTAGAACGAGAAGCAGTTTTAGAAAAAGTGCTGTTCTCAGTCAATCCAGAAAAACTACACTTATTCAATACAAAAAAACTTACAGCACGATCAAGTCCATCTTGACCATTGATATCATCTCGTGTCTGATCAAATAGTTCTTTATGTGCAGCATCCTTATCATCCTGAGATTCATAGTTAGATGCTTTTGATTTGATATCATTTAGACGATCGGAAAGTTCATCACCACGATCCCTAAGTTGCACCCAAAAATTATAGAGAGTCACATACTTATCATTAATCCAAACAGGAACGTCTGGATATGCTTGTGTTGCATAAAATGCTACAGAACCACCCCCAATGAATGGTTCACGATATTCTTTGAAGTCTTCTGGAAACCAAGGTGATAAAGTCTTTGTTGCTTTAGACTTACCCCCAGGATATCTAAGACAGGTTTTTAGAGGAAACGTTTTCATAATCAACAGGATGATACTTCAAAAATTCCCAGAAAGTCATTTTCATTTCTTTCTGTGTCATACCACAATGTTTTGCGGCAGCAGGTAGAGTCATTTTAGCACGAAACAAACCAAAGTTTGCTTGTTCAACGAGTTCAGGTGTTGTTTTCACTTTTTCTTCTACCAGTTTGTTTTTATCAATATTAAATAATCCCATCAAGTCTCTCCAAAGAATTTTCAATCTTCTCAAAGAAACTTCCGATACGACCTACTTCATCTGCCATTTGTCTATATCCAGTGCCAACATAAATCTGACCGACAACAACTGCAACAGTGCAGATACCCCAGAAAATATAATAATGAGATGATTTCATTTGTGCTAATACCTTAGTTTTTTTATTTTTCATTTAAATTCACACTCAATCATAATTTCAGTTAAACAAGCAAGCATATTTATCTCTTGGTCTGCCACGAATGCAGCCTGATACTGATACTTAGCAAGCACAAGCACAGCAGCAGGAACACTATTGTTTTCAAGGGATGAATAAAGAGCATCGTAAATACGACGCATAAGTACAGTAACATCATTGTCAAGGTTAGATACCACCCACTTACGTACCTCAGGAAAGTTTTTTTCTTTAAGGTTTTTAATAAGGTCATTAACGGCAACATCAGAAAAAGTAGCAAGAATACCAGAATCAATTTTTCCACTCACAGAGTATCGTTGACACTCATTGAGCACACGTCTCCAATCAGGAAAGTGCTTATTGACCAGTTCTACCAGGACCTTGTTATCATATTCAACACCTTCTGCATCCAGGATTTGTCTGAGACGTTTGAAGAATTGTGCGGCAATGGTCTGACGATCTTTTCCTTTGATTCCAAATTCCACGACGGCACAACGGGAATGGAGGGGTTCAAGGATTTTGTTTTTGTAGTTGCAGGTGAAGATGAATCGGCAGTTACCAGCAAACTCCTCAATAAATGCCCGTAGGAGGAGTTGTACATCATTGGATGTGTTATCTGCCTCATCAATGATGATGACTTTGTGTTTAGCATCTGCCGTAAGTGAGACGGTCGAAGCGAAGCTTTTCGCATTGTTTCGGACAGTATCGAGGAATCGACCTTCATCGGATCCATTGATGACATAAACATCTACTCCAAGTTCATTACACAATGCCTTTGCCACTGTGGTCTTACCAATACCTGGAGGACCAGCAAGCAACATGTTAGGAATTTCTCCTTTATTTAGAAATTCCTGAAAGGTCTTTTTAGTAGACTCTGGGAGAATACATTCTTCAATAGTTTTAGGTCGATATTTCTCAACCCAAATAAAATCACTCATAATCAAACCTCACCTACTTTCATTTTTGTATTTTAACTCTTAGTTTGGTTCCAGAGCAATATAATACTTCAAATTATTTTTGCTATTGGTAAATTCAGATAACAATTTAGAAGAAATTACCACTTCATAAGAACCTGGAATAATTTTAATGTTTTCCACCTTAAAATTATATGTGAATTCTAAATCAGTTTCACCAACAACAATAGCGAATTCATTAGAAGTGTCATTCTTCTTATCACGAACAACAAGTTTAATCACTCCTGCTTTACCAATCACAGAAAAATCTGGTAGTTGATAAACTGCAGCAGCTTTCAAAAGTTTTTCTCTTGCTGTGTTATCCAACTCAAAACAAACATCCTTAGATGGAAGTTCGAGTTTTTTATCTGGTGGTGCTGCAATTACTTGAGGATCTGCATAAAAATACTTTACTCTTCGATCACCTTCACGAATCATAAGATAAGAAGGATCAGTAAAGTCAATATCAGGATCTTGATGAAGATCAAGTCCATTAATAAACTGGTTCAGATCATAAATTGCAAATTCTCTAGAAAACTCTTCAGAAATTTCTGCCTCTGCAAGAATATTTCTAGCAACAGACATAGTTCGAAGTTGATTTCCTTTCTTTACAAGGATAGAATTATTGATCGTTGCAAAGTTTCTCAAAATCTCAAGAGTTGGAGAAGTCAATTTCATAGTTTGTTCTTTCAGTTTCATTGAGGATAAGTTTCACGTTGTGCATTCTTGTCGTTAAAATGCATCAGAAGAACAGCATAATGCAAAATCTTCATAATGTCACGTCTTGCAGTACCTTTTTTATCATATCGAGAAGCATATTTGAGAATGTTGGAACGGGAAAATGCTTCACCATCACCACAAGCTTCAATCAGATCAAGTGTCTGAATTTTGTCATCACCGGCAGAGTAGTGAGCATTGTAAGTTCCTCGAATGTACTCAAGAAGTTCTTTTACAATTTCTTCTTCATTGTACTTCCATGGAGTACTGGGAGATTGTTTGATAATTTCTTCATTCATAGTAATTTTGTCGTTAATCAAAAATTCATAATCACTGTGACCCCAAGGAGCAAAACCATCTTCAAAATATTGGGGGAAACTAGATTCACTTTCCATAACAATGTAAATAGTTACCCCCCAATTATATCAAAGACCGTCGTTCATGTCAATTTGACTAGGTTCTTCAGTATCGCGAATGGCATTGATGTCGAAATTGGCATCAAGTTTATCGTAAAGATCCATGAACGTTGTCTTTGTCTCTTCATCAAAACGATTCACACACATCTGAATTGCTTTCTCTTTGTTACCAAAAATAGAGTATGCTTGAATAGCATGAACAAGACGACGAGTGCTGATCAGTTCATCCAAAGTTTGTTTTTTGAATCCGATCCTAGAGAGGTTTGCCCAATCACAGAGACGCTTGCAAAAATCACGATCTTCTACACCCAAATCCAAAGCAATACCTTCAAGGATACGTTGCTCAATAGAAGGAGATGGATAATCTTGCTCAAAAGTAACAGGAAAACGCTCCAGGAATGCTTCATTCAAAACATTAGTGCCAATAAAACGTCCATCGTCTGAACCTTTACCTTTAGTATTGGCAGTAGCAATCACATTAAAACCAGCAGAAGGTTTTACAAACTTACCAATCTTCTTCAGGAATACTCCTTTTCCTTCGAGGATTGATTGAAGGCAAAGAATCTTATTGGAAGCCAAGTCAATCTCGTCAAGCAGTAGAATCGCACCGCGCTCCAAGGCTTCGATGACCGGACCATTGTGCCAAACGGTCTCACCGTTAACAAGACGGAATCCGCCAATAAGATCGTCTTCATCAGTTTCAATGGTAATGTTTACACGAATCAATTCTCGTCCGAGTTGAGCACACGCTTGCTCAACAGACATTGTTTTGCCATTCCCAGAAAGTCCTGTAATGAAGATCGGATAAAAAAGATAGGAGTGAATAATTTTTTTAACGTCACTAAAGTTGCCAAACTTGACGAAGGTATCATCTTTTTCAGGGATAAGGTTTTGTTCTACGGAAGGCAATGCTGCAGGTGCCTGATAAGTGCGTTCGATTTCTTCCACTTTTTGTTGAGTGACTTCAAGATTCCACTTACCACGTCCCACTTTATAATCGGAGAGTTTGTTAGTAATGGTCTGATAGTTAGCGCCATTCATTGCACACCAAGCACGAATATCACCAGCAGTCACAGACTCACCGTAAAGTTCTTGAAGAGAAGTGCGGATGTAGTCGGCAGAG